TAGACTACAACGATTGCACAGAACCAGAAAAAGAATTCATAACTCTGTTAGCGGCAGTTTACGCTATCTGCCACCTAACGGGTGGTTCAGCAGTAGGACTAAACTTCAGCATAGGCGACCAAAACATAAGCCTGGCAGAAAAGGCTCCGCCCCTAAACATTCTCCAGTCCGAACTGGAACGCATCCTAAACAACCTAAAACAACCCCACATCAGAACGGTGTAAACCATGAACACGGTTCCAGAAACCTACTATCAATTCATAATGGACTACGCTCCATACACCTACGTAATACCCCCAGACACCCCAGACCAGGAATGGGGACGCTCCGCCTTCGCAGCAGCCTTCGCCATAAACTTCCTCTCCGAAGCATACCACGCCCCACAGTTCGAAAACCGAAAAACCGAAATCCTCAACAAAATCACCACCCTAGCAGACTTCATCCTAACGCAGCAGTGCACAGACAACAACAAACAAGCCTACGGCGGATTCAAAGCAAACGAAAACAGCACCTACTACTACACAATCGACGCCTGCCGCACAATCCCCGCCCTACTAAAAGCGTATGAACTAACCCAAAACACCACATACCACGAAACAGCACTTCGCGCAACCACATTCCTCTACAACATGCAACAAAAACCAAGCCAACAAGGAATCCATGACAAATACTACGGAGGCTTCGCAAGAGCCACCACAATAGAAGACAACTGGCTACCCCAAATGGATATCGAACACCTCTACGCTCTTATAAGCCTAAAACAACTATGCACTGCAGACCCGCAAAACCAAAACCAATACCAAACCATCATGGCTGACGCCCTAAACTTCTACCGCCAAGGCATCCAAAACTTCCACCTCTACTACGACCCGCCACCCAACGGAGACGGAAAATGGCATCGCATTGGCACTGCAGAAACACAAATCTACGACGACTCCTTCGCCTACGCCCTATACGGACTATACGAGTATGAAGGCTGGAGCCCAACATGCCAAAAAATCTACCACTACATAAACGCCATAAACGCCTCACCAAACCATCCCGCCTATAACCCGGCAATATGCTGGGCAGGCTACATCGACATCACCAACCGCACACCAGCATGCAACTACTACGACTCCGTAACAGCGGGAATACTATGGCAAATACGCAAAAACCACGACAAACCAAGCCTAGCCTACAGCATGAAAATAATAAGCAAACATCAAGAAGAATTCATGTATTGGGGCGTAAAACACGAGGACTACGGGTTTGTGGAAAACAAGAAAGCCATGGCAACAGTCTGCTGGCTCGCGCTTTTCTTCCTAAACTACGAGGAACCAACCACAAGGTTCACGCAAATTCTACGTTCAAACGGAGAAACAGTAACGCTTTATCCAATAAAAGAGATAGCAGAAAAAACAAGCTACGGCGAACCAGTGGAAATCAAAGCCATAACAACGCCTACCAGAACACAGGAAATCCTCCTAGAACCAGGCTACACCATAGAAGACTACATAACCCTACACACTTTCACGCCGTTAAGGCTGCATGACAAAATCTGCGTGAAGGGCGAAGACTACCAAGTTATAAGCATACAGCCCTTCCATTGGAAAAACCAAACAGCCTACTACAAAGCCAGCCTAAGGAGGTTAGCAACACAATGAGCCAGCCAGAAAACCCCATAACCACAGTCATCCGCCTGCTAAACAAAAACCTAAAAATAACAAAAGAAGACGGTGCAACAGCAAACATTCAAGTAACTCCAGAATGGCAAAACCAAGAGCTGCTAAAAAATTATGACGCTCAAGTAACAGTCGGCCTAACAGAAAGCAGAGACAACAAAGTGGAAATTTCAGGCAGAATCCGCCAAAGAACCACCTTAATACGCGTGGGCGTCTGGACCATGGACAAACAAGCCAGTGCAGATTCTGGAAGGCTAATGCGAGAAAAAATTGTGGAAGAAATCAACCGTGTAGTAAAACAGAACCGCAGCAAACCCAACGAAACCCTATACTATTTCGCTGGTGTGGGGCAAACCTCTGAAACCCATAAGGCTTACCATGCCGAAGCCGTAACGGAGCTTCCTCCAGAACACGCAGACTGGACAGAACTCACAAATGCGGAGTATGAGAAAATCTGGTACAGCGACGACAACCGCCATTCAAAAACCAGCAATGTTAACGGCGAATATGCCCTTATGCTTTTCCGCTTCAAAATTGAAAGCCGAAAAGAAACCATAAAACAAATCGTCCTAACCTTCGAAGGATATGGTACGGCTCCCAGCGGGAACGGCGTAACAGTAAAAGTTTGGAATCATGTGGCTGAAGAGTGGCAAAACGCTCAAAATGGAACCGGCGAAACGGACGAAACATTAGTTGTTACACTTGCCTCTCAAGTGAGCGATTTTGTTGATGAGGATGGGTTTGTTTGGCTTCTTGCCAGAACGGCGAACCCAAGCGACGGGTCAACCCCAGCCATACTATACTGTGATTATGTGTGTTGCACTGTTACTGTCTACGGCATAACCTACCTTGACATTGTAAGCTTCCGCGATGCCGACCGTGTAGATGTTAAACCCATCCTCTACCACACCGAGTTCACCCTAAAATCATGGTCCTTTGAGGACGTTGGAGGTGTATTTTAAATGCCTGAAACATATGGAGCCCATGAATGCCGTGTCTACTTCGTTCAGGAAACCACATATGGAGAAACACCCACAAACCCTGCCATGCTTGGAGTGAACGCTGAAAACTTGGAGCCAGCCCTAAACCCGAATCTGATAAAGCTGCGGGGTGTAGGCTCAAGGGATTTGCAGGCTTTGAAGAAAGGCTTCAGAAACGCCGCGTTAAAGATTAGTCATGTTTTGCCAAGCGATGCGCCTATAGGCTTTATTCAGCATGCGCAGACTTTAAACAGCCTAAGCGTTCAAGTGCTTTACTATAAGGGGGTGTTTGCCTCTGCCACGGACGTTATCAGTTTTCTTTACAAGGGTTGCAGAATAAACAAGTTGGATGTGGCGCTTAGCTTAGAAGATGTGGTAAGGGCTAGTGTGGAGATTGTTGGACAAGATGTGGCTGTTGGCACAAGCAAAATCACGGGAGCTACCTATGCTGATTATACTGGTGCTGTCCCGTACAATGAAAGCTTTGTGCAGAGAGGCGCTGCGGACGGTTCAAACTTAACAGCAATAGACCGTGTCACAGACTGGAAGTTCACTATAGAAAACAATCTCAAACCCGTATCTGTTATCCGCTCCAGCGAAGGCTATCTCCTAAAATATCTGCCCGCTCGCCACAGAAATCTAATGGGAGAGCTAACCTTCGAGTTTGAGAGCAAACAGGAGTTTGATGACGTCGTAAATGACAGCGAGTTCAGCCTTAAATTCGGTTTAGGCGGTTCCAACAGTGCTCTATTCAAGTATTGTAAGTGGGAAAATGTTGCTACACCTACAAGTATAGAAGAACTTGTCAGCTTAAAGGCAAGGTTTGTTGCAAGGGATGTGGTGATAAGCTAATGCGGACAGAAACCATAGTTTTAGATGAGCGTTTCGGTAAGGAATATGCTGGACGCTATGTTTTCAGCGAGATTAGCTGGGCTAAACGCAGCCGCATAATACAGAAGCACACGAGATACAGCCAAATGACCGGACAGGTCTTAAGCAGCGACTATGTGGCGATTCAAGCAGAAACCATTTGGGCTTCGCTTAGAGAGCAGCCGCCACATAAGCCCATAAGCCTTGAGAAGCTGATTGGGGAAGAAGACGGCATTCCAATAGGTTTAGGCGAACTATTCAGTCAAATAGTTAACAAGCTTAACAATGTTAGCCTCAACGAAGCTACTTTTTTATCCGCGCAATCAGACGCCAAAAACCAAACCATGTGCTCACAGAGTTCCGCTTGTGCAAAGAATTCGGATGGACACCACTGCAACTGCAAAAACAACCAGCAAAAACCATCCAACAATTCATCGTCATCCTCAACGAGCTAGACCGACAGGCAGAGGAGGAAAAACGCAGAGCAGAGCGTGAAACAAGATGGCGGTCGAAATCACATGCAATCTAGAAGGCGTGGAAGAATTCGAAAAGGCAGTGGAAAAGCTTGATTCCGCCATGCAACGCCAAATTCACGAACAACTGGCAAAGTGGGCAGCAAACGTTAAAGACGCGGCGAAACAGCTTGCTCCAGTGAGAACTGGCTACCTACGCAGTTCCCTTTATGCCGAAATTCAAGGGTGGACTGCCAAGATAGGCGCAGAAGCCTCTTACGCTGGGTTTGTGGAGTTTGGAACACGGTATATGCAAGCGCGCCCCTACATTTATCCAGCCCTTCAAAGGCATCTGCCACAACTTGAACAGATAATTCTTGAAGCTTTAGACGCTGCGAAAAGGGAGGCTGGCTTATGAGCTTCCGCGAAATAGCCATCACTATTCGCGCTGTCAACCGTGCAAGCCATGAATTCGCCAGAATCCAAACAGACGCCGAAGCCTTGTCTGTGCGAATAAAAAGTTTAGGCGCAGCCATAGTTGGTTTAGGCGCTACGGGCACAGCCATCGGATATGTAGCCCGCCAATTTGGCATACTAAACAACGAGCAAGCACGAGTTTTCAACAGTGTTATGATGGTTATTACGGCTATGGGCGCCTTTATGCGGACAAGTTGGGGCGTTGCCGTAGCCCAGAAAGTTTATGCCGCAGCCTGCTGGGTTGCCACCGCTGCACAGAACGCTTTAAACATCAGCTATGCAACTTTTCTGGCTTTAACAGGTGTAGGCATCGCAGTTATCATTGCTGCAGCTGCTGCCATGTGGCATTTTGCAAGTCAAATGAACGCTGCAACCGCTTCTGTTCAAAACTTCAACGAGGCTGCAGCTGAACTGCCGGAACGAAGCCGTAGTATTCGCAGGGCAGGAGAAGAAGAGCTTTACAGAAGAGGTGTCGAGTAAATGAGCGTTGAAATTCCCAAAATAGCCGTAGCCTTCGGCAGTGTTACTCCACCTCAAAGCGATGTTATCAACCTTAAAGTGCATTTAGGTTGTACAAAAGAAGTCAGCAGTTTTGAAGTGCTATTGCAGAACTGGAACAAAAAATACAGTCCTGGAGGCACATATCCGATTAGTGTTGGCTTGGACGGACACATAGACATTGGCAGAGGCTCTAATGTTCCGCAGATTATAACCTGCCGTGTTGAATCTGTAAAATACGAGTCCACGCCCACAGAAAACTATGTTCGTGTTAGCGGCAGATGCTGGGGTGAGAAGCTTTTCCGTCGAGTTGTAACCAAAACTTACGAGAATATGAAAGGCGAGGAAATCGTCAAAGACCTGCTTGATTATTATGCGGGGCTTAGCCATGTTCGCGATTCTACGGAACTTGTGGAAAACACAGACACGACTTATACGAAGCTGGAATATGAGAACACACCTGTTTTCGACATTCTCAAATACGTTGCGGAATCAGCGGACAAAAACGGCGTTATAGGCTTTGACTTTCGAGTGGCTCCAGACGGCAAATTCGAGTTTTTCCCAAGAAATAGCAAAACTTCGCCAGTAAGTCTTACTGACAAGATTGAAGTTAGCGAATACCGCAAGGATATTCATCGCATACGCAACAAAATCACGGTCTATGGTGTTGCCGACAAAAGCGTTCCATCTGATAAGGATGCTTGGACTGAAAGCCTAACGCCTACGGATGGCAGTTGGAGCGGTGTTTCGGGCGAGGTAAGCCTTGACACTGCAACAAAGATTAAGGGCAGCGGAAGCATCAAAACCTACGCTGACAACCTAAATTATGCTGCTTGTAAATTCGAATTAAACGCTGGAAAAGAAGTTAACGCAAACCTCTATCCAGTTCTTGGATTTTACATTAAGCGAGACGCTGCCTTCAACGGAAACGTAAACGTGATTTTATGGGATAATGCGGATAGAAGCGCTTCCCACTTCTTTACCGTAGGAGCTAACGAGTGGTTTCAGAGAGAGTTTAAAGTTGGCGAGAAAAACGCAGATATATGGGATGTTGAAAGCGGTTTTGACTGGACGCAAATTGCAGCGGTTCGTTTCGACTGCTGGTTCAGTGGTTCTGGCACTGGCAGCTTCTGGGTTGACGGCCTATACTTCGGCGGACGCAGATACAGCAGCACACAAGAAGACACAACCAGCCAAAATAACTATGGACTGCGGGAACTCGTTGAAGTGGACGAGGAATTGTATAGCGATAACGAATGCGCTTTAAGGGCTGATGCGCTTCTAAACTATCTGAAAGACCCAGCAGAATACCTAACCATAAGAAGCACAGTCATCGACTATGGAAATACGCCTTTATTGCCGGGCGACAAAATCCACGTGGTCTTGCCAAACGAGAATGTAGATGCAGACTTCAGGATTTTAAGCGTTGAATATCATGTGGATGCTAGGACGCAAACATTGGAAATAACCTTGGAGCTTGGTCGTGAGACACCTTTGCTGGCTGACTATCTCTACGCTTTGCGCAGCAAAACTGACCATTTAAGCAGGTATAAGGTTGCGAGGATGATTTAAGATGAGCGGTGTTTCTTATGGACGGTATGAAGAAGCGTATAAGGCTATTCACAGCGCCTTAAGCGGGCTTATGGCTCCGCCCAGCGGCAGCAAAATAACAAAGCTGGCTTTCACATGGAACCCAGATGGCACAATAGCAACTTTGAAAGCGTATGAAGGCGAGGAACTGCTTTTTACGCTTAGCTTCACTTGGAATTCGGATGGCAGTTTAAAGGAGGTCAGCCGCAGTGAGTGAAAAAGCACTGGTTATCCGCGATGACAAGGGCAAGTTTAAAGATGTTGGCGACGTCCTGGCTGTGGCTCGGGCAGAAGGCAAAAAGCTCTTCAGAACTAAAGAGAATGTTTACGTGATACGGGTGTTTTTTGACTGGATTGTTGGGTGGACAGTGGTTGTTTCCCTGTCTCCTTTAAACGCTGGATGTTCAAACACTGCTGGTGTAAGCAGAGGGAAGGAAAAGATTGGGAAATGAGTTTAGAAAAGAAAACGGCTGGAACAATAGTTGGTGTGAAGAGGCGTATAGAAATTTGGCGAGGTGGTAATCTTATAGACATGGATGAGCGGGAGCTTAGCTGGGAAGACCTTGTTGTTGATGCTGGTTTGGATGCTGCTTGTGGCTGCGTCTTTGACAGTAGCGCAAACAGGCCAGCAGCCTTTGACTATGTTGCGATTGGCACGGATGGCACAGCACCGAGTGCTTCGCAGACGGCTTTGGGCGCTGAGGTTATGCGAGTTCAAGCTACGTACAGCAAAGACGCTAACACGGGCGAATGCAGTATAGACGCAACTTTTGACATAACAGCTTCTTATGCTTTGCAGGAATGCGGAATTTTCAATGCTAGCACGGGCGGGACAATGTATTGCCGAGACACTTACACGACGAAAAACGTTGAGAACGGTGACACTGTGAAAGTATATTACACTGGAAAGTTCCAGAGGCCATGAAAGTGAGGCTTCCCTATTGGCTTCTTAGGCTTCTGCCAATGTGGGATTACATTTGCCCAAGGTGCCGTAGGAAAGTATCTCGAAAAACTCGTAAATGTCCTTACTGCGGCGAAAACTATGGCGCTCCTTTACGGGTTCCGCCTAAATGCCTTAAAGATAAAAAAACTTTGGAAGACTACGTTCACGAACATATTTTTCCAAAGGTTTCAGCAGGCCAAAGAGAGTATTTAGCAAGGTTTTTCACAGAGTTTTTTAGTGATGGTTTTGAGAGTGGAGACTTTAGTGCGTGGAGTGGAACTTCCGTTAATGGTGCGACAATAGAGGTTGCTTCTGATTATGCCAAGCAGGGAGCTTATTCTTGTAAGGTGTCGGGGCTTGATGGCACAGCTGAAGGCGGTTGGGTTTATAAAGATTTGGGAACAGCCTATTCGGAGCTCTATGTTAGGCAGTATTGGCGGATTGACGGTGAACCTGAGGGTTCTGGTTTCTGGCATGTTGGACCGTATGTGGCTATT